AAGTCAACGCAATACGATCACTCGAGAAGTCTGATCCCGAGCATGAGCGACTCAAGTCATCACTCAATGCAATCATGTTCAATGGCATCTTCACTGAGCGCAATGACAACAGCTTGGTTGAACATAGTGGATTGTGCATCCTGGACTTCGACCAATATCCCAATGCAAAAGTGATGGATGCCGAAAGGAAGCGGCTGATTGATGACACTCATGTGATGATGGTGTTCACTTCCCCATCGGGCAATGGACTCAAGGCAGTGATTCGAATCCCAAAGTGCGACAAGGTAGAACACAAGCGAAGATTCAACGCATTCGGCAAGTACTTTCAATCAGAATACTTCGACCAAAAGAATAGCAACGTGAGTCGAGTATGCTTTGAATCATATGACCCGAAGATATACTTCAATGAGTTCTGCCAAGAGTTCAATGGTATTGAACACGATGAGGGATTCAACTACACTGAGCGCACTCCAACCTGTGTACTTAACGATGAGGACAAAATCATCAGCTTGATTGAACGGTTCGACCATGGATGTGAGTTCGTTGATGGCAGTCGCAATCAATATGTGTTTAAATTGGCAGCTGTCATGTGCGAGTATGGCATTCACAAGGACACGACTGAACAGTACATATGGACCAAGTACTGCCAAGGCTCATCATTCTCAGAGCAAGAGATGGTCACCACCATTCGAAGTGCATACAAGAAAGCCACTTTCGGCATGAAGTACTTTGAGGACAAGGATACCTTTCAAAAAATAAAGCAGAAACTCAAGAGCGGCATTCCTGAAGAGGATATCAAAAAGCAGTTGAATGTTCGGGGTGATGTGGTTGAGGATGTTAAAAAAGAAATCAAGACAGGTGAAGATATCTTTTGGTCCAAGAATGACAAGGGAACAGTCACCATCGAGCCACTCAAGTACTCTGAGTTCTTGGTTAAGAACGGATTCAATAAGTACTATCCTGAGAACGCAGAGAAACCAACCTTTGTCAGAGTGATTGAGAACAAAGTCAGAATCAGCAGCACTGAGCAAATCAAAGATTTCGTTTTGACCTACCTCCAGGACAAGGGTGAGTTGGATGTATGGAATCACTGCTCAAAGTTGACCATCCTGTTCAATGAGTCATTTCTTAATATGATTGATTCAATCAATATCTTGATGCTCCAGGATACAAAGGATGCCTCATATATCCCATACAAGAATGGAGTGGCAAAGGTGACCAAGGATGCAGTCGATTTGATGTCATACATTGATGTGGATGGCTACATTTGGGAGAACCAAATCATACAACGTGACTTCAAGCTGATGGATGACCACACAAATGACTTCGAAAACTTTGTGAGCAAGGTGTCTGCTGATGATTCTCCTCGCATCTCAGCCCTTGAAACGACTCTCGGGTATCTTATCCATACCTACAAAGATAAAACTGACCAAAAGGCGATAATTTTCAATGACCAAGAGATTGATGATAACCCGAATGGAGGGTCAGGTAAGTCACTGATGTTGACAGCCATTGGCAATCTGCGCAAAATTGTCAAGATTGATGGCAAGAGCTTCAATCCAAGCAAGTCAGACTTCGTATATCAGCGAGTCAACCTCGATACTCAGATACTTGCATTCGATGATGTGCGCAGAAACTTTGACTTTGAGCAGCTGTTCAGCCTTATCACTGAGGGAATCACTGTCAACCGAAAAAACAAGGATGAAATCTTCATTCCTTTTGATCGCAGTCCCAAGATTGTCATCACCACCAACTATGTCATCAGTGGTGCTGGGTCATCACATGATCGCAGAAGGCACGAGCTTGAGTTTTTTCAGTACTTCCATTCAAAACGCAGTCCACTTGATGAGTATGGTCGACTCTTATTTGACTCATGGGCTGAGAATGATTGGCTAAGGTTCGACAACTACATGATTGGATGCCTTCAAAATTACCTTCAGTTTGGATTGGTCAAATCAATCAGCATCAACGCAGATGCCAAGCGATTCATCCAGGCAACGTGCAAGGATTTCTTTGATTGGGTTGAGGAAGGCAATCTTCCTGTATCAGTTTACCACTACAATTCAGCCAAGCTCCAAGAGTTTACATCTGAGTTCACAGGATTCAAAGACCTTGAGCCTCGCAGATTTCTCAAATGGGTGCAGTCGTATGCTGATTTCAAAGGATTGACATTGACCAAGGGGAGAAACCACAACGGAAGATACTTCGAACTTGAAGGAGAACAGTCAACCCCACCGACTGATGGTGATGTGTGGGATGAGTTAAATGATAAAGCGAAAGAACTATGACACGACAAGAGCGACAAATCCTCAAAGACCTCCAGCTGCAATACAAGATAGCAAAGTACCCAACGATGAAGCCTGAGATGATATCACTCAATCACTGGAATGACAACTCAGCGAATGAGCTGACCAAGTCGGTGATTGCATTCCTTCAGTTCAATGGATGCCAAGCTGAGCGAATCAACACGATGGGTGTGTATCGCAAAAAGTACCGCACTGATGGTGTTGCCATTGGTGGGCAGTGGACCAAGGGAACAGGTACACCAGGTTCAGCAGATATCTCTGCCACGATCAAGGGGAGAAGTGTGAAGATTGAGGTCAAATATGGCAAGGATAGGCAGTCAGATGTGCAGAAAGCATATCAGAAAGCCATCGAAGAGGCTGGTGGCACATACATAATCGTAAAAACTTTTGCAGATATGCTGAAATTTTATGATGAGTTTACACAAGTAATCAAATAAATGCTTATTTTTACAATAAATTCTAACAATTATGACAACAACAAGGAAGAAAACCGAGGAGGCAGAGATGCCAATCCTCAACATTTGGCAGAAACTACACGCTGCCAAGCAGCAAATTGGCAAGGTGTCCAAGAATGCAACGAATCCACACTTCAAAAAGAGTTACGCTGATATTAATGCGCTGCTCACAACTGTGGAGCCAATACTTCACGAACATGGACTGCTATTGTTGCAGCCTGTGGTCGGCAATGATGTGGTGACTCGCATCATCGACATCGAGACAGGTGAGAACATCGAGTCATTCATGAGCCTACCGCCAATGGTGGACCCTCAGAAATCATTGGCGGCTGTTACCTACTTCAGACGAGGTACTTTGCAGTCACTGCTATCACTTCAAGCTGTGGATGATGATGGAAACACAGCGGCATCGGCAGCAACATCTAAGCCAAAGATTGACAATGCTCGATTTGAGAAGGCAGTGGAGTCCATTGCGAATGGAAAGTACACAGCAGAGCAGTTGGTTTCCAACTACGCACTCACTGAAGTTCAACTCAAAGCACTGAACCTATGAAATGGCATCCATCGCAAATCGGAAAGCTGATGACCAATGGAAGAGGCAAGTCAGAGATGGGTGAAACCGCCAAGAGTTACATCAGACAGTGTGCGAAGGAGGACTTCTACAACTACACCACTGAGTTGAACAATAAGTATATCTTCAAAGGTAGGGAGCAAGAACTCGAGTCAATCTCCCTACTCAATGCAGTACGCTTCACTGACTACCAAAAGAATGAGACAACAGTCGAGAATGACTATCTCATCGGTACAGCTGATATTGTCCTGGAGAATGCAATCATCGATGTCAAAACATCTTGGTCATTGGATACGTTTCCAGCAACACCTGATGAGGGATACAAATCCGAATACGAGTGGCAGCTGATTGCATACATGATGTTGTATGACAAGGATGTGGCTGAATTGGTGTACTGCATGGTGACCACTTGGGATGAGTACCTAAACGAATGGGAGAACCTTTCGCTGCACCGAGTTGATCACATTGACCCCGAGAAACGAATCACTGTCTTGTCATGGGTCAGAGATGAGGACAAAGAGATTCAGATGATTGAGCGATTGAAACAAGCGTCTGAATATTATGAACAGTATTTCCAACAACTAAAAGATAAATAACATGGAAGAGTTAAAAGCAAAAGGCACAATCCACCTAATCGGTGAGCCAAGACAAGTGAGTGAAAAGATGAACCTCGTTGAGTTCGTTCTCAGTATCGGAGACAAGTACCCTCAGCTGGTACAGTTCCAAGCAGTCAATGAGAGAGTGAAGTTCCTTGATGGAGCCAAAGTCGGTCAAGAGTGTGAGGTGAAGTTTGACCTCCGAGGTCGTGAGTACAATGGGAAGTTTTATGTGTCATTGAACGCATGGGACATCCGAATCGCATCAGCATCACCAGCATCAAAACCTATCACTGATGAAATCGATGACGATTTACCTTTCTGATGGGGAGACAATCAGGGAGTTCATCCAGCATGAGTTGGACTCCCTTCTCGTCAAGAGATACAAGATGACTCACATGGCTGAGGATATGAAAGTGAATTACTCGATGCTGTACCGATTCATGAATGGAAAGTCAGTGAGTGAGGAGTTCTATATTCAAGCATTTAAATATCTAATGAAATGAAGTACTTTATCGCCTATATTGGAACACAAAATGACAACCTTGACAAGTTGGTTGCAAGAGTTCACGACCTTTTTGAGATGATGCCTAATGTAAGTACTTGCATTGTGCTGACTGTATCAGATGAGGTACACATCTCTGAGGTCAGTGCTGATGAGTTCTATGCACAATATGCAAGTTTGAACTGATGGAACAGCAAATCAAAGACCCAATACTTCTCAAAGTACTTGCCAAGTATTATGAGCGCAGCGAGAGAGGCATCGATAAATATGGGCGCACTCTTGATCGTGATGACCTCAGCTTCATTGATTGGC